ATATGGGGTGGGTAGACTTGATATGCGCCCTATAGTGAGTGGCGCACAATTGACCTCTGTATGACTTACTTTTGCATTCCACAATAGAACAAGGAGAAGCTGTTGCCAGCCTCTCCTGCTCATAGTGCTTTCTACATAGACCGCTAGAAAATACTGAATTACCACAACCATCAAAACTACATTCTACATACTTCATAAAACCCCCAGATATTTAGTCCGGGGTTAGTGTATCGTGTAATCCCTTAGCGGTCAAGCACCCGCGCTTCCAAACATTCCAAGCGGATCCGACCATCCAAATGAATACCGCTCACGGCTCTTGTAGCGAACATTACCTGTGTCAAAATCGCCATCCATTGACTGTTGCAGGGGTGAACGCTCAAAGTGCTTCATACCGTTAGGTACGTCTGTGGTCAGGAACCATGCATTGGTGTCAGTCAAGAAGTGATTGATACAGTAGCCTTCAGGTATCGAACCATTGTTCTTGATAGCATTGATGTCATTGTCAGCTGAACCAACACGGAGGGAAGTCTCCAACAGACGGGTAGCAACGAACTGCAGTGAAGGCGGTACCACCAACTTGCGTGGGCGGCTAGCGATCAACAGGCTACGTTCATCAGTCCACAGTGAGATTTGAATGACAGCGGCTTCCAAGGAAGTCTCATTCAAGTCAGCTGGGGTTGTTGGAATATTGCTGTTAACGCCACCAGATACTAATGGATGGCTTGCTGAGAACAGAGCAACTCCATCACCACCTGGGTAGGAGGCTGAGAAGCCGTTGTTCAGCGTGTTAGCAGCTTTAACTTGCTTGGTGTACGACATAGCACGAGCCAAAGCCTTGGTGTAGCGAGCTGAGAGAGAATCGTACAAGTTATCTTCGATTGCTTCTTCAGTTAGCGAGAAACCAAGAGCGATAGTTTCATGGTTGTAGCGTGCGGTCCAAGCTTCTTGGCCGTTGTCGTAAGCGATGGCAGAGCCTTCATTCTTGACAGGTGCGGCTGAGAATCCAGACAGTTTTGTTTCTTCTTCGAAGGAACGCTCAGAGGTCTCAGTTTCGTAGATCTCTTTGTGCTCTTCGCCGTAACGAGCGTACTCCAAACCGAACAATGCATTCAGTCCTGGGAGCAACTCTTTCAGTAGTTGTGCGCGTGAAATAGCCATTTAATTGTCTCCCTTTAGGCGTAAGCCAAACCTGTTGCATTGTTATATTGATGGATACCAAAGTTGATCTTGACAATCACTTCGCTGTAAGTAGTAGGCGTAGGTGATGTAGCAGGAACAACGTCAATTACCCGTACTGGGAACGTGATAGTATCTGCTGGGGAAGTGCTCAGTACTGAGTATGAAGAATTACCATTCAGAGTGCTGCCAGCTGTTGCCAGGATTGACATGTTGGTACCAATTGCGTTTTGGGTAACAGTTGCCATTACTACGCCGCTTGAACAGACAGCCACTTGGTACAGAGTATCAGGATCATCTGCAACAATCGCATAGATCTTAGTTCCAGTAGCAATCGAAATTGACGCTGGATAATACTGTGAACGAGTAGGTGTGCCATTTGCTGCAGTATAGAAACAGCCCAAGAACACGCCCGCAGGTGTGTTGGCGGTTGTACCTGTATCTTTTTCAATTGTGCCGCCAACGATTCTTTTGACAAAATCGCCAAAGAAGACATTAGCTGCATAACCTGATGCGATTTCCATGTTACGGGTGGAACCTGCGAAAACTTGTCCACCAATCAGGTTTATAGGCCGTAGCCCATAAGGTCCGTTAATAGTAGGGTAAGCCATGTTTTAACTCCTTAAAGGTTTTTTATTTGCCTTTGCCAAATGAGGTAGTAGATTTACGCTCAGTAAACATCGGCATACGAGGATCACTTTGTCTCATCAAACTGTTATCTACAGACTCAATCTGGCTCTCAGCTTGTTTGCGATAAAACGCATTACGCTGCTCCACGAACTCAATTGGAGTCTTACATAGCAACAGCCCACCGACTTCAATATTGTCCTTAAAGCGACTATTGGCGTCAATTAACAGTTGGAATTGTGGCTGCTCTTCAATCTTTACTGGATCCCAGCCTTCTCGGAGTTTGGCCGAAAGGTTACGCGGGTCCGATACATTTAAAGTTGACACCCTAACCCAGCGATATGCGTATCCAGGTAACTTTACCGGTTCAGGTAAAAGCTCCGGCGGCCTCCACTGCTCTGGACGCTGCGCTTCAATACGTGTATCTACATTTCTACTTATTCTGTTTTCAGCCATTATTGGCCTCCATTTTTTGAACTTCACGATAGTATTGCTCAGGCGTTAGCTTGAGCTTCTTTGCAATATTTAACTGCGATTGCTTGAGCGTTACCTTTTTGGAGGAAGTGCTCCTGCTCGCAGATGCAACTATCGTATTTGGTTGTGTACGCTGCTTGCTTGTAGGCTGCGTTTTTTCTTCTTCAAAGTTCTCTGGGAACCGTCGGTGCATTGTCTCATCGACTTTCTTCCAGTATTCATCCGTTGATGCGTAACTTGCCCCGTGTTGAGTAACAAGTTTTTGATGTAGCCCTAGAGCTAGACTTGTCATCTCTTCATCTTTCCCGAACCAGGTATTGCGCTCTTGCCACGCCATAGCCCGTGAATCAGGTTTTGAGACTTCAGCTTGTCTATTTACAGCAATTTCTGGTTCTTGTAAAGTGGGTACGTATTCTTTTGCTTTCTGTAACTTATACTGTGCACCTGATAATTTCTCTTGGGCGTTTACCAACTGATCTGAATCTCCCAGATCATATGCCTCCTTATACTCCCTCTTGGCTGCATTAATCTCAAGTTCCGCAGCACCCTTGTACGTTTCTATAAGGCTCTTCTCGCCATCACTTATGCGTGACTTGAGAGCCTTGTTCTCAGCCTGAACGCTCTGGGCGTAAGCCAGAGCCTCACCCTGCTCACGCAGTGCCTGCTCTTTCTCTCTGCGCTCATCATGCCAGACCTTCTTAAACTGCTTAAGCTTAGTCTTAACAGAGTCCGAGTACTCTTCCAGCTCATCCTTATCTAGGTCATCAACCACTTCCTTGGGCATAGCATCCCGGTTTCTGTCCTTCTCTGGAGTATCGTCCTCTATCTCAAACTCAAACTCAGGGGCAGCCTCAGCCTTTTTCTCATCCGGAAACTCATATTCATCTTCCATTGTATTCTCCTTAATTGTTACCTTTCGGTATTTTAAATCCTACTGATTCCTCTTGGGTCTTCTACTACTGCCTCTACCGTGTCATCGTTTATCAACCTAAATTCCTTGCCGTGGATCTTCAAACGGGTTCCTGAACTAGGACGAGCCAAGATAAAGTCTCCTTCCTTACACCAAGGACCTGCCGGGAATCTCCCTTTGTCGGAGTAACAGTCCGGTCCTAAAGCAATTACAAAGAATACGGTACTAAGCACTTCTTCAAACTGACGGGTGGTGTCAGCCTTCAAAAGGCCACTATCATATTTCTCTTCTATAACCGGTATGCTTACCAGGATGTGGTAGCCAGTCGGCTTAGGTAATTGCGTTGCCTTTGTTTCTTCTGTTGCATCGTCGCTTTCTGTAGCGATTTCAGTCATCTTCTTGCTCCATAGTTTTTGCAAGGTCAAGGATAAAGCCCTCTGATAGGGATAGACCTCGAATCTCCCCACAAAGTTTTTGGTACTCTGGGTAATCCTTTGCTCCGTTTGTGACGATAGCACTGGATATCTGATCCCTCTTTCTTCTTACTTGCTCAAGAATTATTTCTAGCGTTTTTTCCATCACTTTCCTTATGTTTGTCTGCGGCCTCAGCTGCCTTAGCCAATAACTTAGCGGTTTCTAAATGGTTGCGCGACTCAAACTCTGCCTTCTCTTTCGATATCTTTGCTCCAAGCTTTGTACCTTCGAACTCCATTTTAGCTTCCAGCGTTGCCTTATCTTTTGCAGACTTCGCGCCAACTTGCATGCCGGCAATCTTCTGCTGGGATGCAATCTTTTCCTTTTCAAGATCCAAAGTATCTGCCTTGGAAGTTGCATCAATTATCAACTGCTTCTCTTTTATATCTACCTCTCTACTCTTCAACTCAACTTCCTTAGCCTTGAGCTGGAGCTCTTGCTGCTGCATCTGAACAATAGGATCTTGCTGAGCTTGCTGAGCTTGCTGTTGTGCAGCTTCTGCCTGATCCTTCTGCAAGAGCTTGCCTGCCGCTGCCGCCATCATCCGCGATACCTCAACCTCCATATCCTTAGACAATTCGTCATCCATAGCCGGCAATGGAACGCCCAATTGCTCCTCTATCTCTTTGCGATATTGGAATGCAATGTGCTCGTTAATGTGAGCTAAACCTGCCGCCATCATTACCTGCGCCTGTGGATTTTGTGCCATAAGCTGCGCCAGCTTTGGATCTTGTGCCATAGCCTGGTGTACGGCTAGATGCGCCTTATGGTCCTGATAGATAAAGGCCTTAACTGGTTTGCCGTTCAATACCGCCATATTTTCTGATACAGGATCTTTTGGCTTGAAGTCCTCTGCAGCTGGAACAAGCTTCTCAATATTCTTAATCCCCAAGACCTCTAGCATCTGGCGGTTTAGCTCCACTTGATCATAGATCTGTGGATTTGCCGTTGCCATTTGCATTACCGCCTGATACTGCACAACCTTTTGCGCCATAGTAGAAGCATTAGGATCTGATACAGGGATAACATCGCAGTGGTCATAGTCAGCTTTCTTCGCCTTGCGGCTGCCTTCTATCGGCTGGTAGTCATAGGAGTCTGGTGTGCAGTCTCTAATAATCTCTTTAAGCAGCTTGAATTCCTGCTTCATCGAGTAATAGATACGCGCCTGAACTGCTGACATCACCTTCAATGACCGCTCTAATATCGCCAGCGTAGTACCTACAGGCGCATTAGAAGACATGTCAGAAACATTCATGTCAGCTGCTGAGGCAAATCTGCGACCGTCCTCAATGATCTGATTCATCAACTGGAACAGGACCTGACTTGGCTCCTTGTACGGCAGGGGTAAGATGTTGTCCCGAATAGTTCCAGACGCTACGTCCACATCCCTAAACTCCCCCGGAGCAATAGGAGTGTCATCGCCCTTAACCCGCATACCTTTAGTCTTCAATCCGCCAGGTAGGTTAGATAAAGTACCCGCATCCACCAACTGACGAATGATAGAAGTACCTGACTTGGCAAATGCACCAATTAGATGGATCAGCCCAAAGCAATAGAATCCAAATCCAGGTATGTATCCATAATGCACAAAGTGCGACCGCTTCTGCTTAGTAGGATCTTCTGGCCGCCAGTTACGACGAATAGCCAATACGTCCTGAGTACCCTTGTCTATTGTTACAATGTACGGCAGAGCAATGCCCGTCTCTTCGCCATCTTCTTCGTCCTCATACCCAGGCAAATCAAGGTATACCTGCATTTCCAGTAGCTTATACCGGTCATCCATCGTTGCCCTAAACCCCATCTGCTCCGCTATCTTCTTCTCAACTTCATCTAGCGTATTGACTGGATCAGGTAAATCTATATCGCGGTAAAACCCAGCAGCCATTAGCCGCTTCAGTTCATTCTTGGTCTTACGCATTACGTGAGTAACGCGCTCAGATGTTTCTATGTTTGAGGCGCCATAAGGAACAACTACGTCCTCCGCAGGGACAAACAAAGATACTTGCCTATCCAAAGACGGGTCAAAATATACCTTCTTGAACGCATTGCCCGACAAGCCCAGGCCCCACAGTAGTCTTTCATGCTCAGGCCGGAACTCAACCATCACCTCAGTTAGCTGGTAGTTCATATCCTCCTGAACTCGCTCAGCAGCGTCCCGTACTTCCTGCGTTTCCTTGCCAACAATCTTAGTCTTAACAGGGCCAGATGCTGGGAACGTAGACATAATTGTCTCGGACTGGAACTTGACCAAGGCCTCCGCTAGCAGCGGATGGTAAACTCCACAAGCACCCTCCCACGGCTCAGCACGTTCCTCAATCTTCATGCCCAACAGCTCCAGACCGTCAACATATGTCTGCATCCAATCCTTTCTTGCGCTTACATCGTCCTCATAGTCCTGTATCAAGTCACCAGCAATACTAGCTAGCTCACCCTCGTCCATTTCCTCAGCAAGGTTGATCTCAAACTCAGGATCGTCATCCTCAGACTCATCAATTCCACCACTTAACTCTATTTCTACGTCCTCGTTATCGCCTTCCTCATCCATTAGAGGGGTTGGGTACAAAGCCTTGTCAAAGTCCATGTTTACTCCCTAGTAATAAGTCTTCTTTCGTCTAAAACCAATATTATCATCTTCCTCATCAGAGTCGAGCCTTAAAAACCCACCCTGTCTAAACCGTATCAGCGCCTGCACCGTAGAATCCACCAAGTCATCATGCTCCGCATTGGGGAATCTCGCCATTTCTTCTATAACCTCATCCGCCCACTTGGTCTCCGGAGCCCATACCCGCCCAGACCTAAACAAATCCGTCACAGAATTGATCCGAACGAACTTATCATTGCCCCGCGTCGGCGTATAGTCCGATACCATCACCCCCATACGCCGTAACTCAAATATTAGCGGCGCTCCAGCAGCTTTTGCCTCAATAATACAGGCATCAGGCTGCCATTCATCATAGAACCTTTTCGCCGTGTCCTTCAGATCAGGGAATTCTAGCTTATCCTTCCACGCATCCAACATTATAATGTTCACATTCTCAGGATCTTCGTCTAAATTGAAAATCCCCCATGTGGTGCAAGCCGAATAATCAGCTCTTTGGCTTTTAGTAAACGCAGTATCCCACGATTGTATTATAAAATCACATTTTGGAGGCCTGTCGTGCTCCCATATCTGCCACCAATCCCTCTTTACTATCGCCCCCTCTTCCCCAGTCGGCTTCTGCTGGTACTGAGCGTTCCATTTATACGGCGGCAACTCCTCCTTCAGTGCCTCCAGCTCACCCAATGACCAGAACTCAGGCCACAATGGCTTACCACTCGGCATAATCGCCGGTAACTCTATTACCTCCCAGTCCGTAGAGTCACTCTTTAAGACCTTTCCCGTTAAATCTTTATCGCTCCAGCGGGTA